CTAAATTAACTTCCTAAATTCGTCTTGGATCATTTCTTGTCCCCAAGAAGTTGATATTTTATAATGATTTGCAAATTTTAACCAGTCGAAGCTATAAATATCATGGTCAGAGAGATAATCTTTTATTAATTCTCTGACCATAAATCTGTCAGCTTGATTTTCATATTTAAGCAGTAATCTTTGGTACTGTTTTGGGTCATGTTCTATGTGTCCCAATTCATGCAAGATTACTTTTTTCCTGTCTTTTTCAGACAGGTTTTTATTAACATAGATTATTCGATGATCAGGATAATAAAATCCTGACCTATCCCACATTGTGTCTGGGAACTCAAATAGTTTTATGTTGTACTGATTAAGTATCTCATCTATCTTCACCATTTCCGACCCCTAGCGACAATTTAATAATAGCTTCGATTTTTTTGACATCGTCATCAGATAGTGGTTTGCCATCAAACATAACAACGCGCTCGCGTAGGTTCGACAGATCGATGGTTTGTGTCGGAGAGTTTTTAGGTGTCACTCCAATGATATGTTCTGGTGTCGTTCCTAAAGCCTTAGCGAATAAGTTGGCTCTATCTAGCGGGAACTTTCTTGCTTTATTAAAGTATAATGATACACCTGATTTTGACATGCCGACCTTTCTGGAAAGTTCACTTATCGAGATACGCTTCTCTTTTCTGATATTATCCATCAAGTCAATTATTTCGTCGTTTGTACGCATTTATTTTGCCTTTCTTCTATTAACTGTCTAAATTATACCACCGTTCTCTTAAAAGCACAAGCGTTCTTTTGAAAAAACTTTTTTTATTTTTTTGATTAAAAGTGTTGACAATAAAGAACGTTGTTGATATACTTATCTTGTTCTTTAAAAAGAACGAAATAAAAAAACAAATTAAGAGAGGAGCAAGTATGGCAGTAGATTATTTACGCGTTAAAGCAGAACGCATTGCCAGAGGCTACACGCAAGACTATATGGCTAAGCAATTAGGATGGTCTGATCGAGCTAGATATGCAAAACGGGAGAATGGTTTTGTATCTTTTGATGCTGATGAATTAGCAAAAGTTGCTGAAGTTTTAGGCATTTCAAAAGATGATATTGGAATTTTTTTACATACAACGTTCGCTAAAGAGAACGACTGTTTGTTTTAAAAACAAAAAAACGACTGCTGGAACAGTCGCTAACTAAATTAATTTACTTAATTATATCACAAGGAGATCACTATGGACAATATCTTAATGAGTTTGTCCGACTGGATAAAAGAATTTATTGAAAAAACAGTTAACAAATTAGTCCAAATGAAGTTAGACGAACTCAATGCAGAATTATGGACCAGAGAAAAAGTAGCAGAGAGGCTTAACATGAGCCCCGGCACTTTTGACAAATACTACAGACACGACAAAAATTTTCCAAAGGAATTGCCAGCTGTCCGTTGGAAAAAAGCTGAAATCATAGATTGGCTAAATAACAAATAAGACTTTTGGACGAGGTCGAGGAGAAATAACATGAAATTATTTAACTTTATTTTTGCAAAACCAAAAAAACAAGAAGAAAAATCAAAATGGACGATTGAAAACAACGGCTGGGAAGCTAATGCACGTAGATATAACCAAAAGCACGGTTTACCTGCTAAACAAATTTAGTAGGAGACGCATAACATGAACAGAATAAAAGAGTTGCGCAAAGAAAAAGGCTTGACTCAGCAAGATCTTGCAGAAGAAATATACGTGCATTATAGAACGATCCAACGCTGGGAAAATGAACACATAATTGCGCTTGATCAAGCGCAATTACTAGCAGATCATTTTGATGTATCGGTCGCTTACCTGCTCGGATATAGCGATACTACAAAAGATAACAAAGATTTTATCACAATATCTGTCAAAGAGTACAATGAGCTTAAAAACCGATCAGATGTTTTAGATGGAATTATTGAGACGTTAAAAGATAAGAAATGTGAAAGCTATTTTTGAAGAAGGGAGATAACATATCTTGGCGCAGGGTCAGACAGATATACATACTGCAGTCGAGGCTCTATATAAGCGGATTTAGCGAAGATTGGGAGAATCGTTATTTTGAGGGTCCAAGCTCTGCTAGGGCAAGAGATCGACAAGCTACAAAATAAAGTCATAGCTCTGACAAGAGAAAACGATAGACCGAAAGCCGAAAAGTGGCAGTTAAAACGTAGAAAGAGGAAATAACATGGCTTATTTATACGAATTAGAAGGCATTTACGCACAATTACAGTCAATGGATTTAGACGAAGAAACATTTCAGGACACGCTGGACAGTATTGATTTTCAGGCGGATTTAGAAAACAACATTGAATATTTTGTCAAAATGTTAAAAAATGCTCAAGCTGACGAAGAAATGTATAAAGCTGAAAAAGAAGCTTTTTACGAAAAGCAAAAACAAGCGCAAGCTAAAATTGATAAATACAAAGAGACGATACATTTAGCAATGGCTTTGTCTAATAAGAAAAAAGTAGATGCTGGAATGTTTAAAGTGTCGCTACGAAAAAACAAAAAAGTTGAGGTGCTGGACGAAACAAAGATTCCTCTCGAATATATGACCGAAAAAATTGAGCGGAAGCCAGATAAAAAAGAATTAGCTAAATTACTTAAAACTGGTCAAGAAATTGCTGGAGTTGAGTTAATTGAAACTGAAAGTTTACAGGTAAAATAGATGAAAATCACTAAAGCAACAGAAATAAAAAATAATGATAGTTGTTATTTAATCTATGGTAATCCAGGGTTTGGAAAAACATCAACTGCAAAATATTTGCCCGGAAAAACTATTGTAATCAATATTGATAAGTCGGCAAAAGTCCTTAGAGGGAACGAAAATATTGATATTGCGGATATAGATACGCATAAAATTTGGGGAGAGTGGTTAGACACAGTAAAAGAGTTACTAAATGGAGCAGCGAATGATTATGACAACATCGTTATAGATAATGTCTCCGAGTTATTTAGGGCTTGCCTAGCGAATCTTGGGCGCGAGGGTAAAAATCATCGTGTGCCAAGTCAAGCTGATTATCAACGAGTTGACTTTACTATTTTAGATAGTCTGCGAGCGCTACTGCAATTAAATAAACGCATTGTATTTTTAGCTTGGGAAACCTCTGATCAATGGACTGACGAAAACGGAATGATTTATAACAGAGCAATGCCAGATATCAGGACAAAAATATTAAACAACTTCCTTGGACTTACAGATGTTGTGGCTAGATTGGTCAAAAAAACTACAGACGATGGGGAAGAAGTGAGAGGTTTTATTTTACAGCCATCAGCTAGTGTTTATGCTAAAAATCGTTTAGATGATCGCAAAGGGTGTAAAGTGGAGGAATTATTTGAAACTACGTGATTATCAAGAAGAATTACTAACAGCCATCAGGAGGTCATTAGCGACTGGAAATAAACGAATAATCGTCCAGTCGCCTCCCTAGAAGTGGAAAGACAGTCGTTATGGCCCATATCGCAAGAAGCGCTACGGATAAAGGAAACAGAGTATTGTTTTTTAGCCACAGAAAAGAAATCAATGAACAGGTAGAGAGAACATTTGCAGCAAATGGAGTTAACTCAAATCTGTTAACTATCGGTGGTGTGCAGTCGTTAGTCAGAAAACTAGACAGCCTCTTTCAACCAGAAGTAATTTTGATTGACGAGGCTCATCACAGTAAGGCCAAGTCTTACTTAAAAATCATCGACTATTTTAAAAATGCTTATGTATTAATGTTCACTGGGACACCAGTCAGGTTAAATGGAGATGGATTTGATGATATTGCTGATGATTTGGTAGTTGGAAAATCTGTCAAATGGCTGCAAGAACACGGTAATATAGCTAACTTTAAATACTACGCACCGTCCATGATTGATAATTCTGTCCTTAAAAAAAGAGGTGGAGAGTTTACTAAGGATTCTGTTGATCAATCCATGAAATCGGTTATCTATGGTGATGTTATTAAACACTATGAAAAGCTAGCAAAAGGAAAGCAAGCTATCGTTTATACGCACAGCGTAGAAGCCTCTCATTTGGTTTCTGACACCTTTAATCAAGCAGGGTACCAATCACAAGCAGTGAGCGGAAAAACGCCTAAGAACGAACGGGAAGAAGCTATGCGAGCATTTAGAGATGGTGATTTAAAAATCATGGTTAACTGTGAATTGTTTACAGAAGGGATAGACCTGCCAAATGTTGATGTTTGCATTATGTTGAGACCAACACAATCGCTATCGCTATACTTGCAATTTGCTATGAGGCCGTTGAATCCAAGAGATGGGAAAACAGCCATTATTATTGATCACGTTGGCAATGTGGAGCGTTTTGGTTTACCTAACATGGATAGAGAATGGCGTTTAGATGGAGAGACTAAACAAAAGCAATCCGCTAAGATTGGTGAGCCTACCACAAGAGTTTGCGATAACTGTTATGCCACCTATTGGTCCGATACTCGTATCTGTCCAGAATGTGGACACGAAAACGAGTTGACCAAACGTGAAATCGAAGAAATCAAAGAAGCTGAATTACAAGAAATATCTGAACAAAAACAACTAAAACTAAAAAATAGAGTTAGTACCTATCAGACACCTGACATGTGCCAGACGATGGACGAACTAACAGAATACCGAAAACAACATGGATACAAGCCAGGTTGGCAGTATTACATCGCTAAAAAACTAGGAATTTTATATTAAAAGGAGAAATACATTATGTTTACAATCGATTACTCAAAAGCAAAGGAATTTGCATCAATTACTGACGGAACTTACGAAACATTTATTGAAAAAGCGGTCCAAGACGCAACTAAAAATGGCGCAGACTTTATCAACATTCACTTCAGAATTCGCAAAGACTTCCAACAAGAGTTTCAAAATAACATTATCTTCCACCGTATTTTTGCCAAAAAAGAAGACGGGAAATATCCAGAAGGGGTCATTCATAATCTCGCTAAGCAAGCAGGTATTCCTGAGGGTACACAGTTTAAGTCCCTGGATGATTACTTAAATCAACTACTTAACAAGTGTCTCAAAATTACCGTTAAAAATGAAACATCCGAATATAACGGAAATACTTACAACAACTTAAATGTGAAACGTATCGAAAAGTCCGATATTCCATCTATGGTTAACCCTGTGGAAGAATTTAAAGAAGACGATCTTCCATTCTAATTATGAGAGGGATGATAGATTACGCAATCTATTATCAACAAAAGGGATTTTCAGTTATTCCGATTTCAAAGGATGGTAAAAAACCATTAGTCGCTTTTGCGGATAAACCAGCTTTTACAGAGCATGAGCTACGTCTTATATGGAAAGATAATCCTGATGCAAATATCGCCTTAAAAACAGATACATTTTTTGTCATAGATATTGATGTCCATAACGATGTCGATGGTCTGAAAAATCTAAGGGAATGGGAGCATGCAAGGTTGATACCAAAAACCTTGCAAGCAACCACGCCTAGTGGAGGACGGCATATCTACCTAAAAAAACCAAAAGGTGTTTCCATGGCGCAAAATATCGGTTTTATTGATGGCGTTGATTTGAAGGCTCATGTTAACAATTATGTGCTGGTACCACCATCAAATAATGCCAAAGGCATGTATGAGTGGGATATGGTGCATTCGCCAACCTCTGGCGAAATGACCGAAGCGCCTCTTGAGTTGATAAATGTATTGCGAGAATTAAAACCTGCCTATGAATATGATGCCAGTAGTTTTACATCTGGAGATTACCAAGGTAGCAATAAAACAGCTAAATTATTTGAGACGATTGTCCTTGGTTTTGGTGATACAGGCGGCCGTAATAATGCTTTAGCTGAATTTGTAGGAGGTCTATTGCTTAGAAATGTAGATGTTGAAATAGCTTACACATTAGCTAAAATGGCTAACCATAAAACTGCGGACCCTTTAAGTGATAAGGAGTTTGAAAGAACGTTTAAAAGCATGTGTGATAAGGAGTTGAGGAGGAGAAGTGGATTTTGAATTTTACAGAGAAAAATTAAATGAGGAACCTGGCATTGAACCAGGTAAACCTAAAACATGGTCTGCTATTAAATCCAAGCTGGTAGCATACCGAAGAGAGTGGTTAGAAGAAGCTGGTAAAGATGTTAAAAATCTATCAGAACTAGCGGTCGCCATCGGAATTAATAAATTCCTGCATGTTATTACCTTAGAAAACGGGAAAGTGGCTATCTATGATCCAGACCAAGGATATTACATCAAGAACTATAAATTTGCTTATAAATTAATCCATATTTTACAACCTACGTTTAATGAGACGAAATGTCGCAACGTTTTGTTTATGTTAGCAAGTATGGACAGGAAATATGGGGCAATGGACTTCGAACCAGAATACCAAGACGTAAGACGGTATGTGTTAGTTAAAAATGGCATTTATGACAAAAAAATAAGGCACTTTTACCTTTTGATCACCGATTTATCAATTTTAGCACTATTGAAACAGAACTTATTCCGAACGCTCCTCTCCCAACCATTGATGGTTGGGACGTTGAGTCGTGGTTACTAGATTTAATGAGCGGAGATAAAGACCTCGTCCAGTTATTATGGCAAGTCGTGGCAGCATCGTTAAATGGTAATTATTCTTATCGTAAGTCCATTTGGTTCGTGGGAGATGGTAATGACGGTAAAGGGACGTTTCAGCAGATGATCAGTAATCTGGTTGGTTTTAAAAATGTCGCTCCTCTGAAATTAAATCAATTTTCAGAGCGCTTCGGTCTTGCGATTATTGAGGGGAAAACGGTGATTATCGGAGACGATGTTCAAGCTGGTATCTATGTAGACGAAAGTAGCAACTTTAATTCAGTCGTGACTGGAGAGCCTGTCAGTATCGAAAAAAAAGGCGAGAATCCTTACATGGCGATATTCAAAAAAACCGTCATACAATCAACAAACGGAATGCCTGTATTTAAAAACAAATCAAACGGTACTTATCGTCGTATTATCATTATTCCGTTTAAAAAAACATTCTCTTCCGCAGAAGATAATTGGGCCATTAAAGACGATTACATCAATAGAAAAGAGGTTCTTGAATACGTTCTATGGAAATCTATCAATTTAGATTTTGATAAATTTTATGAGCCTAAGGTTACACAGGATCGTATGAGGGAGTTTAAGGAAGAAAATAACACGATTCTCAAATTTTTAAATGAGTATTTAGAAGATGTTGAATCGACAAGATTGCCTGTACGTTTTTTGTGGGATGTTTACCAATCTTGGTGCACAGAAAACGGTGTAACAAAGCCCAAAAAATCAAATTTTGAAAAAGAACTAGCAATCAATTTGCCAGACGGTTGGGAAAAAACCAAAAGTAAGCCATTAAACTACTTTAAGCCTATCAACGATAAACCTTATTATTGGATTGACTACAATTTTCAATGGGATGATAGTAAAGATGGTAAAAAAACAGCAGTAATTGTTCAAAAAAGTTACTAGGACACCGGAGGTTACCGCAACCGGTAACCGTTAAAACCGTTGGGAGAGTAAGGATAAAGGCCTTTGGTTACCGAGTTACTTCTATTTCTCTATTTTAATAAAAAATAATAATAAATATATATATAAAGAGAGTTGAAAAATGCGGTAACTCGGTAACCAAATCACCAAATAGCTTGGGAGAGTAAGGAGGAGAAGGACACCGCAACCGGTAACCAAGTGAGTAACCGGTGTCCGAAATAATTATATGACAACAGAATCACTAATCCAAAACCAAATCCGTGTTGCTCTATCAAAAGCGGGCCATATGGTTTTTAGAGCTAACGTTGGTAAAGTCAAAACAGTAGACGGTAGATTATTTGATACGGGACTACCTAAAGGTTTTTGTGACTTGTTTGGATTTAAGCCAGACGGGCAAATATTCTTCATTGAAGTAAAAAACGAAACAGGTCGAGTAAGGCCTGAACAGAAAAATTTTATGGAGGTAATGGCATCTAGGGGAGCTCTGGTAGGAGTAGCTAGATCTGTGGAAGATGCCTTAAAAATAGTCAATGACACTAGTAGATGATTTTTACAAACAAATGGAGCCGTCAATCAAAGCGTTTTTAGACGATAACATTACCATCGCAGATGAAGAAGAAGCTGACAGAGTCTATAGATCTGTCAAATACTATAAAAAACTAAACAGATTGCCGCCACCTGATGTATTGGAGTGGTTCCAACGAATCTACACGACAGAGAAAATGGTGGCGTTAATCAAGCAGTCTTACCGTCTTAAACAAAAAAAGACAGACGAGGATGACAAGATTTACGAAAAGTGGATGTTTAAAAACTACGGTGACGTTAAGCTCGTTAAAAAAATCAAACGCATGGACGCACTAGAAAGAGCTCGGAGAATGGGTCTATGAAAAGACACAGACAGTGGCATAACGATATTAAATATACACCTAGATCTTACGATAATCTGTTGCCTTACGATATATCAGAGCTGTTAATAGCTCACAGATGCAAAATAAAGATGTCTGATGAGGTTTTAGCAGACAAGATAGGTATTTATACTTGGCAATTAAAAGCGCTCTTAGAACGCAGAATATTGCCAAATGAGAGCGAGTGTAAATTGATTATAAATTTTTTGAGAGAGGTGGAGAGATGCTGACGGAAGATACGTTTAAAAAAATTGAGGAGCTTGAAGCTGCTTGTCAGGATACGACAGATAACATTAAAAAACCATCACACTATCAAGGCAGGCATGGCATGGAAGCAATCGATGTGGTTAAAAACTTTTCAGCTTGTCCAGAGCACGAGGAAGGTTTTTACTGGGGCAATGCTGTTAAGTATTTACTACGATATCATGCTAAAAATGGCATTGAAGACCTCAAAAAAGCAAGGCAGAACCTTGATTGGTTAATCGAAAAGTTGGAGGAAGTGGAATGATACCGAAATTTAGAGCGTTTAACCAAAAGATCCAAAAAATGTATGGTGTTGATGGCTTTAAATCAAGTGAACGCAAAATATACAGATGCAGCTTAGCAGATGATGAGTTTCGCTCTGGTCGCTTAGAGACGTTTCATTTTGTCGAGGATAACCTTGATGATTATATTCTCAGGCAATCAACAGGACTGTTTGATAAAAACGGCGTGGAGATTTTTGAGGGAGACGTCGTGAAATTACAATATACAATTACTAGTGATTTAGAATTTTTTAAAGTGAATCAATTCAGAGGTGGTTCTTGGCGCATTGACAATAGACGACGCGGATCAGATTTGTGGTTAAGAAACGAGGACTGCGAAGTTATCGGTAACATACACGAAAACCAAGATTTAATAGAAAGCGTGGAAGAATGAGAAAATATATTGAATTTAAGGACGAATGGAAAAGTGCAGTAGACCACCTGAACGATTTTATCGACAAAAACAAGTACGCAAAAGTGACAGTTGTTGGTTATCAAGTCGTACAACTTTCTCCTTACGGAAGAGATTTGACTTATATTTTGGCAGAGGTGGAAGGATGACGACAGATGAAGCGTTGCAAAATTTACGTGATGACTTGAATAAAATAATTAATGTCCTAAAAAACGACTGGAAAGCACTATTATTTCTTACGATTGCAATATTTGGGATGATGGTGACCGTGTCGTATTTTAGCTATCGTGATGCACGACAATATTACGAGCCGCAAATATACGGACTACGTACACAGCTAAGTAGGACACAAAAGCAGCTTAAACGTGCTAGCGAGGATAGAACTAGACAGACTAAGCGGATAGCGGAAATGACTAGGAATGGAGGATAAGGATGGATTATTTAATGATTGGAATAATAGTATTATCAGTAGTAATTTTTATAATGGGATTTTTCATACTTTACTATCAAGCAATAATTGTTAATTCGATGAAAAATGATTTTCGTAGAATGCGTAAAGAATTGAGAGAAGAACTCGGTTTTGATAGCTATAACTGGTCTGACAGTTTCAGAAATATGCGTAGAGATATTAAATCAAATAAAGAGTTAATATCCGAAATAAACTCTTTGCAAATCATAAAAAAAGCCAAAGAAGCTAAACGACTAGAAGAACTCGAGCAGACAAAAGCAAACGTCGAAAAAGAAATCAATAAGTTGAATGGGGGATGAGGATGTCAGATATAAAAATTTTAGATGCTTGTTGTGGACGTCAGACAAGAAAAATTTGGAGCACAGGTGTTACTACCATCGCCAGACAAAAAATATAAGTTTGCAGTGCGAATTTGTCGAGAAGAAAATTTAGAGGATTGAGTTAACGGAAACGAGAGTAGGATAATGGCTGAAAATAAAACTGGAATGATGGCTTTACCAATCGACTATGCAAACAGAGCATTAGCAAAAGAGGAAATACTTGATGAACTTGTTGAAAGAGAAATTGTAGATGTAGATCTGTTAATAGAGCTTGCAGAAGATAATCCGTTTTGGATGAGTGCATTGAATTTTAAGCGAGGTACAAAATGAACACTAACGAAAAAGTAATCGATACTATATGTCACATCAGACACTACGGTGACAGATACGATATGTGCCAAGACATGCGGTCGTGGGTGGCTGAGAGAAATGGATTAATCTAGGACTTACTCAAAGCAAAAAAACAAATTGATCGCAATCGTATCGCTAAACGTCTGGATCGTGCGCAAAAAAACATCGGTGACATTATCACAAAAGTGACAGGCGACTTATGGCAAGGCAGTGATCAAGTCATTGCTGAGCAGTGTTTTTTAAAAGTATTAGAGGAGATGCAAAAATGAATATAGAAGAAGCGAAAGAATTAGTAGATAATTCAAATTTTTATGGAAAGACTAGCAGTGTTATAAAAGCCGAGGTTCGCGACATTATAGACCAGTTAAACCAACCAAAACCAGAAGTACCGCAGTGTGTGGCGGATTGGATAGAAGAGTGCAAAGAAGAAGATTTAACACTATCACTTGCCTATGATGCTGATGCTTTTGGCGAAGTGGCGAAATGGCTTTATGACACTAATGATAGCACAAACATTGACCTATTTACCCAAGCATGGCTAGCTTATCCAAATATCACCATTGAAAAAGAGAAGCTTTACACTGTTGAAATTCCGAATCCGAATGATAAACAAATAGCTTTGAGACTTGAAAAATGGGTTAAAGGAAAAGTAGGAATTGTTGCAACTTACTCATCTAATAATTTTACAGATGACATGCGCTTAGCGGAACGAGAAATCCGAAAAGATTTTGATTGGGCTTGGCAATTTGCGAAAGAGGTGACTGAATGACTGAAGAGTTAGGAGTGTTATATAGCGAAAAATGGCATAAGTATTATTTATATAAAACTTGCAGGTATATATCTTATGTTGATAATCCACATCAGGCTACTAAATGCACCCGCAAACAAGCAGAACAGTTTCCACAGTTTAAATGGGTATCGCTGACAAAATTATAACCCCACGCAAGCGCTCAAGAGCCTGCGATGGCTCTGTGGGGGTGGACCGAAATTAAAAAATAGAAACGAGAACCTCCTTACACCAAAACAAATCTAAAGCGGGTTATCGGTCATCCGTGATTATCCAAGGCGTCGCTAATGCTTTAACACGACATCGTGCGCCTGTGTCAAAAAACAAAGGAAAGAGAGGACTTTTCTCCACAAAACAAAAAGACGTCCATACGGAACGCCCCCTTGGTTAAATTTAAGCTTAAATAAATTATACCACATTGGGGGGGCTTTCATGACGTTTTTTCCAGAGATTGATATCCAAAAAACAAAATCTAATGCCAAGCGTAAATTGAGAGAGTATCCACGCTGGCGAAGGATAGCTAATGATGTAGATACTCAAAAAGTGACAGCCACTTATTCCTTTGAGCCAAGACAACCGTATGGAACGCCAAGCAAGCCTGTTGAGAGACTAGCGCTCAACCGTGTGTCAGCAGAACAAGAGCTGGATGCGATTGAGCAAGCCGTCAGTATGATACTAGAGCCAGAGAGACGCAGGATTTTGTATGACAAATACTTAGCGCCTTATAAAAAGGCAGATAAGGTTATTTATACAGAATTGTGTATGTCAGAGAGCTTTTACTATGATACACTTGACATTGCTTTGTTAGCTTTTGCAGAGCTGTACAGAGAGGGTGTGTTGCTTGCTGAGAAAGGAGTTTTTAGCTAGTTTTTATACAGTAATAAGATAGTTTATACATATTTTTACATGTTATTATAGTATTATCAAAATAACAAGAAGAGATAACCTTTTAATCACTGACTATTTTATTTAGTCGCCAACTTTAACTACAATCAAACTTGTTATTTTGTAGCCTGATGGCGGTACAGCGAGTTGAGACGACAACTGGGTATGCAGGTTCGATTCCTGCCGTCTCAATCAGCGCCCAGAAGAGGCGCGACCCAGTATCCCGAAAGGCAGTCACGCACTGATATACTGGTTTTTACTTGGTTGATAGTCATATTCCTACCAATGACGATTGGTAAAAAAGATACATAGATCGGCTGTATAGTCTACGTGTACGTATTCACAACAGATTGACTCATTTGATTAACCGCAAGTAAAACAAGGGTCGCAACCTTGCCTGTGGTTAGTAGGCTTAATGGTCGTTTATGCACGTTCGATTCGTGCAAAGCCTGTTTGATAAATAGAAGTGTCCCAGAATGGGGTAGGCAATAGGCTTAGCATTCATTTGCTATTTATCTATGGTTAACCAATTAGTCATCACATTGTGGTGACTTTTTTATTTCCGAAAATTTCCGAAAGGAGGAACATATTTTGGCAAGAGCAAATAAGGCAAAAATGCTTGATGCTATTGAGTTTAAATTATTAAATCCAACCGCTAATCAAGCACAAGTTGCGGAAATAATCGGTATCACAGACAGACAGCTACGAAATTGGGAAAATGACCCAGAAGATAAATCGGGTTGGAATAAATTAAACGATGAAATCGCAGAAAAAGCTTTTGGCAAATATGCTCTTTCTGCGATTGGAACGCTTGTTAATCTAAGCAAAAACGCAAAATCAGAATTGGTAAGACTACAAGCTTCTCAAGATATCCTTGACCGAGCAGGTTATAAACCGACAGACAAGCAGGAAATCAGCATAGACGAGCCTATCGTACTTGCTAATTCATGGGTGCAAGACAATGGTAGTTGATTTAGCTGATATTATCCCAATTGGTTTTAAGCCTGTCGTGCAAGCGACTTGGAATCCTCAAATACTAAATATCGCTTGCAAAGGCGGACGTGGTTCTGGTAAATCATCTAATATTGCTTTTATTATCTCGAGGTTAATAATACAGTATCCTGTCAATGCGGTTTGTATCCGTAAAACAGATAATACTCTGGAGCAGTCTGTTTATGAGCAAATTAAATGGGCTATATCTGAGCAAGGGCTAGAGCGTTACTTTTAATTTAACAAATCACCTCTAAGGATAACGTACATCCCTAGAGGTAATTATATTGTCTTTAGAGGAGCACAAAATCCTGAACGTATCAAGTCCTTAAAAGATAGTCGTTTTCCTTTTGCTATCGGTTGGATCGAGGAGCTTGCGGAATTTAAAACCGAGGACGAAGTCAAAACTATCACTAACTCCCTATTGCGTGGGGAACTCGGTGATGGTCTTTTTTATAAATTTTTTTATACATACAATCCACCTAAACGTAAACAGTCTTGGGTTAACAAAAAATATGAGAGCCAATTTCAGCCGTCTAATACGTTTGTACACGCATCTACGTATAAAGATAATCCTTTTATTGCCAAAGAGTTTATAGCCGAGGCAGAAGCCACGAGAGAGCGTTCAGAACGTCGTTATCGTTGGGAGTATTTAGGAGAGGCCATTGGTTCGGGTGTTGTTCCATTTGACAACTTACGCTTCGAACGTATTACTGACGAACAAGTAGCCGATTTCGATAATATCCGTAACGGTATTGACTATGGTTATGCAACTGACCCGCTTGCTTTTGTACGTTGGCATTATGATAAAAAGAAAAATGGTATCTATGCTATTGACGAGTATTATGGTCAGAAGATATCAAACAGGCAGCTGGCTAAGTGGTTGACGACTAAAGGATATCAGAGTGATGAGATGTTTGCTGAAAGTGCTGAGCCTAAAAGTAATGCTGAGCTTAAAAACGAGTTTGGCATCAAACGGATAAAAGGCGTTAAAAAAGGACCAGATTCTGTCGAGTTTGGGGAGCGCTGGTTAGATGACTTAGATTTTATCTGTATAGACCCAAAACGGACACCAAATATCGCTCGAGAGTTTGAAAATATCGACTATCAAGTCGATAGAGATGGCAACCCTAAACCTCGTTTAGAAGACAAGGTTAACCATGCGATAGATGCGACAAGGTATGCTATGTCAGACGACATGAGAGCGACTAAAACCATCGTCAAAACATTTAAAGGAGGTATCTAGTGCCAGAATTATTTATTGTGCCATCAGATACAGAGATGACAAAAGATTTGTTAAGCGAGTTAATCCAAAAACACAGGTCGTTTAACCTTAGTTATTCAGCGTATAAGCAGCTATATGAGGGTGATCATGCTATTTTGCAACAAAAACAAAAAGAGCAATACAAGCCTGATAATCGCTTGGTTGTTAATTTTGCAAAATACATCGTTGATACATTTAACGGCTATTTTATCGGTGTGCCAGTCCAAACGAGCCACGAGAATAAACAAGTCAGCAATTATTTAGAGTTATTAGACGGATACAATGATCAAGACGATAACAACGCAGAACTATCAAAGATTTGCAGTATTTACGGACATGGCTATGAATTAGTTTTTAATGACGAGAATGCAGAGGCTGGAATTACTTATCTGACACCGCTTGAAGCTTTTATTGTCTATGATGATTCCATTAGGCAAAAGCCGTTATTTGCTGTGCGCTATTTTTATAATAAGGGCGGCGTTTTGGAGGGGTCTTATTCAGATGCTAGCAACATCACTTATTTCAAAGACGGCGAAAAAGGCATTGAAATTGGAGAGAGTGAGCTACATCCGTTTGATGGCGTGCCGATGATTGAGTACGTTGAAAACGAAGAGCGACAAAGCTTGCTAGCTAGTGTTGTGACATTGATTAATGCGTTTAATAAAGCTATCTCCGAAAAAGCCAATGACGTTGAGTATTTCGCAGACGCTTATCTTAAAATTTTGGGTGCTGAGTTAGACGACGAGACATTAAAGTCTCTTAGAGACACCCGCATTATCAATCTAAAAGACACCGATGCACAGCAATTAACTGTTGAGTTTTTACAAAAGCCAGATGCCGATGCAACGCAAGAACATTTGCTCGACCGATTAGAGAACTTAATTTTTAGGACTGCTATGGTTGCTAATATCAGTGATGAATCGTTCGGTACAGCTAGCGGCATCGCTTTACGTTATCGTTTGCAAGCTATGGATAACTTAGCTAAGACAAAAGAGCGTAAGTTTATGAGCGGGATGAACCGCAGATATAAGCTTATTGCAAGCTATCCTACGTCTAAGATAGGACCTAAAGATTGGATTGGCATTAAGTATAAATTTACTCGCAATCTACCAGCAAATCTCTTAGAGGAGTCTCAAATCGCAGGTAACTTAGCGGGGATTGTCTCAGAAGAAACACAGGTCGGTGTGCTATCTATTGTGGAGAACCCACAAAAAGAAATTGAAAGGAAAAATAGTGACAAGTCAACTTTGATTAGCCGACAAGCAGGAGGTCTGAATGGACAAAACACCACAACAATATTGGAATGAGCGCCAGAAGCAACTATGGGCTAATTTAGAGACGTCAGAGCGCGCTTTACAGACTAAGCTTAGCAAATATTACGCTGATGAAGCAAAGTCCTTAGAAAAGGAAATAGGGGCTTATTTTAGCAAGTATGGAAAAGACAACGTTATTGAGTATCGCAATCTTTTGCAACAGTTATCTAAAGCTGATAAAGATTTGCTTTATCGAGATTGTGAGCGATTTGCCAAAAAATATCCACAACACGCTGATTTTATGCCTGTCAGAACCTCTATTTATAAGTTAGATAGACTACAAGGGCTAGAGTTAAGTATTAAAATGCAGCAATTAGAGATAGGTGCTATTGAAGAAGCGGAATTGACTAAGCATTTAACGACAGCCTTTAAAAAAGGTTATCAAGAAACCGCTAAAACAATTGGTTTCCAAGCGGATAAAGTATCCGCTGAGCTGTTTGTTAACAATGATTGGACAGGCAAAGGTGATTTTAGCTCAAGTATTTGGTCTAACAAAGATAAGCTTGTCGATTATCTAACAAATGACTTTAAGACGGCAATTATCAGGGGAGATAGCTTTGATAAAGTCGTCAAACAGATGTCAGAGCGTTTTACTGTACGTTCGCAGTCGGATATTACACGGCTGATCATGACGGAAGGGACTTATGTCAATAATCAAGCGATGATGGCACCGTTTGAGGATAGTGACGACTTTGAGGAGTACGAATTTGTCTCGGTTTTAGATAGCTCTACTAGCTCAATTTGCAGAGGATTAGACGGTCATAAATTTAAACTTAAAGATAGACAGGTTGGGGTTAACTTCCCGCCCATGCACGCTAACTGTCGCAGCACGTTTGCTATGGTTATTCCAGATGATTATTTAGAGAGGTAAAAATGGATGAATAAACGCATTAAGAAAAAACGTAAATTAGAAACAGCTATTGTGATGATTGTTGCAGAGAACGCCATGCAAGCAGAAGCTATTAAAAATCAAAACAGACAAATTGCAGAGCTGAGAGCGATTGTACAACAAAACGCCCAAGCTACCAATGAAGAGTTTGCGTCTGTTAAAGCTGCTACTTTAGATAATCAAGCAGCTATTACAAACATTGCAATTGATGTTAACTACATCAAGAAAAACTACAAACGGAAGTGGGGAAAATAAATTTTAAACGAATTCGACCTCTTTAGAAATCAAAGTCGTAGCAATACGGCTTTTTATTATGTCCTGTCGCATGACAAAAAACTAGGCAAATAAAAATCTAAAGCAATGCGCTGGGGCTTTTGAGCAATGGCGTGGGGCAGGAGGAAAAAATGGAAAACGAAGAAATCCTAGAACAATCTGGTGCACAAGAAGAAGCTAAGGAGCAAACGTTTGACGATATTTTGTCAGACCCTAAAAAGCAAGCTGAATTTGACAAGCGTGTGGCTAAGGCTATTGATACTGCACGAAATAAATGGGTGGCTGAGACTGAAGAAAAAGAAAACGAAGCTAAGAGACTTGCAAAAATGAATGCTGAACAAAAAGCACAGCACGAAAAAGCAAAACTTGAAGCACGCATTGCAGAGCTAGAAGCTGAACGTACATTGTCAGAAATGAAGAGTGCTGCTCGCACAATGCTATCAGAAGCTAATATCAACATCTCTGACGCACTTTTATCGCAATTGGTATCTACTACTGATGCAGATAAAACCAAAAATGCAGTAGAAGCGTTTTCTGAGGCATTTTCCGAAGCAATCGAAAAAGAAGTCAAAGAACGCCTTAAATCGCCAACACCTAAAAAATCAAATGGCAATACTGGACTGACAAAAGAACAAATTTTAGCAGTCAAAGATACTGCGGAACGACAAAAACTCATTGCCGAAAATATCGGCCTATTCCAATAAACAGGAGAAATTAACGCATGGTAACATCACGTACTTACCCAGAAGAAAATCTAATCAAATCAACAGACCTTAAATACCCTATCACTATTGATGTCACAAACAAATTCCAAGAAAATATCTCGAAATTACTTGAAATGCTCGGGGTTACTCGTAAAATCTCGGTATCTGAGGGTATGACCCTTAAGACATACGCTGGTTATGATGTCACATTAGCAGAAGGTAACGTCCCAGAAGGCGAAGTTATCCCGTTATCAAAAGTAGAGCGCAAAATACACTCTGAGAAAAAAATCGAACTTAAAAAATATCGTAAAGCAACAACCGGCGAAGACATCCAAATGTATGGCTCTAACGAAGCTGTAACAAATACTGACAACGCACTTGTTCGTCAGTTGCAAAAGAAAATCCGCACAGACTTTGTGACTGCTCTTAAAACAGGTACAGGAACACAAGATGCTCTTGGTGCAGGATTGCAAGGGGCTTTAGCTTCTGCTTGGGGTAAACTGCAAGTGCTCTTTGAAGATTATGGTTCAGAGCGTGCGATTGTGTTTGCTAATAGCCTTGATGTCGCTGAATACATCGCTAAAGCTGGCATCACTACTCAAACCGCATTCGGATTGACTTACCTTGTCGATTTTACAGGGACGGTCATTATCTCGACAAACGATGTCACAAAAGGGGAAATCTGGGCGACAGTACCAGAAAATATCATCTTTGCTTACATCAATCCAAATAATTCTGAATTAGCTAAAGAATTTAATCTTTACGGTGATCCAACCGGCTACATTGGAATGAATCACTTCCAAGAAAATACAACGCTTACTATCCAAACGTTGCTTGTATCTGGTATGTTGATGTACCCAGAACGTATTGACGGGATTGTTAAAGTAACTCTTACACCAGGCGTCTAATGGGGGTAGCTTATGGCTTATAGAGTAAAAGCACGTTTTTTTGATTTGCTTGACAATAGCTTTTTGTACGAGGTTGGCGACAGCTTTCCTCGCAAAGGCTATGAGCCAAGCAAAGAGCGCTTAGAAAGCTTGTTATCTAGCAACAATACAGAACATAAACCATTTATTGAGGTGTCAGGTAATGGCAATAGCTTAGATGGTTTAAAAGTGGATGAGTTAAAAGCTAAAGCGGCAGAGCTAGGAATCGAACTCCCAAGTAATGCTAAAAAAGCTGAAATCATCGAATTACTGCAAGCACACATCTAGAAAGTAGGTTGACATGGACGAAACAAAACAAGCAATTATTGATCGTGTCCGTGTCCGTTTAGCAGACGAAACGTCTTTAAAAGAGGAGTTATTGGAGGAGTTAACGCAAACGGCTATCGACCGTATTAATTTAAAAGTCGGCGATGTCGTTTTTAACCCTCTTTTTAATTCCATCGCTGTTGATGTTGTTGTCAAAATGTATCGTCGTATGTATTTTGAAGGAATTGACACGGAAAAAGCAGACACAATATCAACTAAATTTATTGAAAACGTTTTGGCAGAATATGGCGAGGAGTTAGCGTCATATAAAAAGGACCGTCTAGCCATCTTGAATAAAAAGGTGGTGCGGTTTTTATGATGTTTGTTAATTTTGACTTAGTAACATCGCAAAAAACGGGAGAAAAAGACAGACTCGGCAACGACATCACGAAAGATGTTGTCAAAAGAGTTGCTAAAGGTCGTTTTACTGAATGGTCGGCTGATGACGTGTCCTTATACGGTCGAGATTTAACGTCTAGCGCACGCAAATTGCTGACTAATCAAGTTAGCAAGGCGGAAGCCAAACAAGCGTCACACGTTGTAATAGACGGCTCAAAATACAAAGTTGAATCCGTTAAAGATCTTGGTAGATGGAGACTACTCGTCATTAAAGGGTATCGCTTATGAGGATGTCAATGACAGGTATGCCAGCCTTAGAGGTAAAACTAAGGTCAATGAGCGAGAAGCGCTGGGATAGGGTTGCCAACAAAAACCTTACAGAGATGTTTAACAGAGCAGCAAGACCTCCTGGTACACCGATTGGTAAAAACACTAAAAGGCATAAGTCTGGCGAGTTGTTGCGCTCTAGACGTCTCAAAAAGGTAAACTCATCAAAAGATGTTATCACAGGTAACTTTGGTTATATCAAGGACTATGCACCTCATGTCGAGTATGGACACAGGATTGTCCGCAACGGCAAACAGGTTGGCTATGCAAATGGTACGAAATACCTGTTTAATAACGTCAAAAAACAGCGTGAAATTTATAGGCAAGACATGCTAAACGAATTGAGGAGATGACATGTTAAAAAAGTTGGGACTGGTTGATTTACACGCCTCAATTAAACAAAAAATCGAAGATAAGACAGGGTTGATGGCTTATGATCATGTCCCAGAAGACATGCCATCGCCCTTTTATTTTATCGAGGTTGTGGATAAACGGCCAGAAGACACAAAGGTCATGTGGTGCGAAGTGTTTACGGTTTGGATACATGCCATAGCGGAAGCTGGAAAAAGCAAAATCGCTATTTATGACATGATTGAAAAACTCGAAGAAGCGCTCACAGAAGAATTAGTTTTGCCAGAAGAAATCGACATTTTGAGACAATCAGAAGTCGGCATGCAGTCCTTACAAGAGGATGAGACTGGCGAAATGCATGCAATTGTAGCCTACGAAATCAAGGTTTCGTACGGTTTTAAAGTAAAAGTTTAAAAGGAGAAATAATGGTGGCATTTGACCAAAATGTTTATTGTAATTTTGACACATCAGCAACAAAAGCTATTGCAGGTAAAGACATTATCTTGGCAATCTTTGATAAAACTGGTGCAAATTTACTTGCTATTAGTGGTCAGCAAGGGTTAACAATCAACCGTACGGCTGACTCAATTGAAGTATCGTCTAAAGATACAAAGGGTGGATGGAAATCTAAAATCCCTGGCATGAAAGAATGGTCTATCGATAATGATGGTCTTTACGTGCCGTCAGACGAGACTCACAAACAATTGGGCGAAGCTTTTGAAAAGAGCGAGTTTGTTTGTATTAAAGTTATTAACGGTAAAACCAAAAAAGGCATGTTTGGAGGGCTTGCGTCGGTAAGTGATTATAGCCTAGAAGCTCCTTACGATGATGGTATGACATACTCAATCAGTCTCGAAGGCAATGGAGCATTGATTGATTTATCAACATTATCATCAGAAGATGCTGAAAAAGTAACGGCTATGCCTAGTTAATGAGAGGAATGAATGGATAAAGAATTAATTATTATTGACGAAAAACAATACGAACTAAAGTACAACGAAAAAACCATTGAAACCGTCGAAGCTTTGACAGGTAAAGCGTTTATGGATGTTATTGTGAATAACAAAGGTATGTTGTCGCTATCTATGTTGCGTCAGTACTTTGCTAACGCTCTTTATGCGGTAGAAGGCGGTCGTGTGTCTAGCGAGCAAGGCTCTAATATTTTTACTAAAGTGTTAAATACAAAAGGTTATGCGTATGTAAATATGCTAGTGATCAACACAATCCAGCGTGATTGCCCTTTTTTCTTCCTCGGCGCTTAGTCGACTTTGAGTATCTCGGCGGGTCTGGCGATAGCACAGATGTAGAGTATGACAGATTAGCAAGTCAGTATCACAAAGATATTGACTTTGCTTTTTATTTTGTCAATTTTGGGACTACAAAATCCGAATTTTTGGAATTAACCAGACGAGAAAAAGCCTTTATCAGAAAAGCTTGGGAAGATAAACAGGTGCGAGAAAGTGAGCTTATGCGCAACGCTGTTCTAAATGCAGTCAGTAACGCTATGCGCAAAAAAAGCGCTAAATTTGTTGATTTGTGGAAACGTCAGCAACAGCCTGCGAACATGGAAATCGTCGAAGCGCATTTGGAAATCATTAATAAAAACATCGCTGATGAAGGCAAATATTGGGTTGATTTAGTCTATCAAGCTAACAACATGACAAAACCGAGCGAGGGGGCAGAAAATGGCTGATTATACTTTAGGAGTACAAATAACAGGTGACGCCTCTAAAATGCAAAAAGCGTTTGAAAAAGCGCAAGAACAAGCTGAAAAATTAAAGGAAAAAATTAAAGACTCAAACAACGAATCTGGCAATTCTTTTGATGGTTTGACCACTAAAATTGACGCAATATCTGGCAAGCTGTCAGCTTACGGAGATAAAATAAGCTCTATTGGCAAAAACATGACAACCATGTTTACATTACCAGCGGTTGCTGGTATAACGGCAGTTGTTAAAGAGTATGCAAATCTGGAACAGTCAATTGGTGGTGTTGAGACTTTATTTAAAAAGTCTGCCAAAGCTGTGCAAAAAAATGCAAATACAGCGTTTAGACGAGCTGGTGTATCTGCTAATGAGTACATGGAGCAAGTAACTAGCTTTTCTGCTAGTCTAATTTCATCTCTTGGCGGAGATACAGCAAAGGCTGTCGGTGTTGCTGATACTGCCATGGTCGACATGTCTGACAACGCTAATAAATTTGGTACAAACATCGGGTTAATCCAAAATGCCTATCAAGGCTTTGCTAAAGGCAATTACACGATGTTAGATAACCTTAGATTGGGTTTTGGTGGGACGAAAGAGGAGATGCAAAGATTGCTGGACGAAGCTGGTAAGCTAAGCGGCATGGAATTTGACATCAATAACTTTTCGGACATTATACAAGCAATCCACATTATCCAAGATAATTTAGGCGTAACAGGAACGACAGCTAGAGAAGCGTCAGAAACTATTAGCGGCTCATTTTCGCAAGCAAAAGCGTCAGTAATCGATTTCATGGGTTCTCTTGGCGGAGATGGCAGTGACGTAGATGCAAAAATGCAAGCAATGATACAGTCGATTACTGTGTTTGCAGATAATGTCAAAGAGGCTTTGGGGCGTATTTGGGACAATTTGCCTTTACAAGAGTATCAAAAAAACCTCTTGCTTATAGCTGTCGTTGGCGGACCTATCCTTGTTGTGGTCGGGACTATTTTTGGAGCTATTGCTAATATCATGACTGTTGTTAGCGGTATTTTAACCGTTTTAGGCATGATGACGCCAATAGGATGGATCATAGCAGCAGCCATAGCGGCTATTGTCGCAGCTGTCGTTTTTTGGGACGATATTGTTGCAGAGGTCGGCCAAAAATTTGAGTTAGTCAAAATAATCGGCATGGCGATGTGGGAAAGTTTTAAAGATGGTGTATCTAGTTTTGGCAAGTCAATCCAAAATGTCGTTGGCAAAATTGGCGGATGGTTCGCCGAAGCGTGGAATGCTGCAGCCGACACAGCCACTAGAATTTTTACTAAGGTTGGGGATACGATTAGTGGCATCTTTAGCGGCGTTGTTTCTGGCATTAAAAGTTTGATCAACGGAGCAATCGGTGGCATCAATAAGGTTATTGGCATTACCAATAAACTGCCCGGTGTCAACATACCAAAAATCCCATATCTCGCCAGAGGTACATCTGACTGGCAAGGCGGTTTTGCTCGTATTAACGAGGGCGGTCGTGGAGAATTAGTTCATATGCCAAACGGGGCAACCGTTGTCCCGCACGATGTCAGCATGAAATACGCTCGAGAATCTGCTAAAGCTAATTCTGGTGTTGCTTATATGGATAGTAATGATGAGATTGCCAAAAGTGCTTTGAAACTAGCTAACGATGCTGTTAAACGCCCTGTTGTGTTAAATATCAACGGCCGTGAGGTCGCTAAAACGACAGGCGGAGATATGAGAGATTATCTAAATAGTCGAGATATGACATTAAAACGATTGAGAGGTGAGGTTTAGATGGCTACAATGACTTTTAATGATGTGGACTTATCTAGCCTCATCACTATCATGTCTATTAATCGCGACATCGGAAACGAGCGACAAGCAGATACTAATGATGCTCCGTTCATCGGATTGCACATTAAAAAGATTAAAACTAGCGCAAAAATCATTACAGTTGACTTTTATTTAAAAGACAGGACAAACGAGTACGCATTAAACCAGCTAAAACATAAACTAGCTGGTATTTTTAATGTTAACGAGCAAGTCAAAGTAACTTTTAGCGACGAACCAGATAAATATTATCTAGCTATACCGATAAATAAAATATCGGCTAGCGACCCAATCGCTTGGCTAAGCCTTGTGAGCTTGGAATTACTTGTTCCTGACGGCGTGGCCCATTCTGTGTCATACAAAAAAATCACGAATTACAGACAAGATGGCAAGAAGCTACTGATTGACATTACAAACAACGGTAATGTTGATGCGCATCCGATCATTACTGTTAAGCACAACGCCGAGAATGGTTATTTAGCTTTTGTAAATAAATCATCCGTTTTCGAGGTCGGAGACAGGGAAATAGCAGACGCTGAAATCCGTGAAAAGTCGGTCGTCGCTTATGATTTTAAAGACGAAAGAATCGTCAACGCCTTAACAGCAGGTAAAAAGAATGTTGCTATCTTAAATGACTCGACACAAGTTCTTGATAAAAATTTATTACTAAATACCGTCTGGGGAAGAAAACATCTCGAGTTAGAAGGAAGTGTTGCGCCAAGTGGCAACCATGCTGGAACGTTAACGTTTGATATTCCTGACGGAGGTAGCTTATATGACTATCTTTGGTGGAGACAAATTTTTTGGGTTGGGACTGTTTCCCAGCTTGGCTTTATCAAAATCATGGTATCAGACGAAAACGGACATTTTTTATATGGAGTAGAAACTATAAAAAGAACGTTAGGAACAAAAACAGAGTATAACTTTTTGGTCACTAATGGAAAAGGTGGATATAAAATAACTGATTTACGTTGGACTTTTGATGCTACTCACTTCGAAACACAAAACCCCTTTAACGAACCCAGAGGTTGGTCTGATATGACAAGGGCTGATGACACTGTATCTGTTTTTTGGTGGGGTTCTCAAAACAAGCGAGTATTCCCAGAATTAAAAGGCAAAAAATCTAAACAGGTACACATCGCAATCGGCACTATTCAAGGCAGTCCTTTAGTAACTCACATGTATATTGATGGATTTTATTATCGCAAGGACAAAGTACCGTACGAATTTAATATTCCGAATGCTTTCGGGGCAGGAACAGAAGTCGTTATTAATGCCGAAAATGACACAGTTTTAGTTGATAACATTCCAAAAGCTAACATCATCGCCGATGGCTTTTTTAGTTTTCCTAAAATTCCTCCTGGAACATCAACATTAGAGGTTTATTCCTCTAGTTGGTCTACCGCCAACCCAGATATTACGCTAAATTTTGAAGAAAGGTGGCTATAATTGCTTATAACAATCCACAACGCAAATTTAGAAAAAGTTGCTTATATTGATAACGATAAGCAAGACACCTTGAATTATTATGACGACAAATTTTCACAGTATTTAAATACGGCCAATTCGACATTTGAGTTTACGGTTTATAAGCGAGGAATTAAGTCCGACACAGTCAAAGAGAAAGCCTATCTGACACTTACAGAAAGGTCTTTTGTGTCGTTTAAATATAATGGCAAGTCTTATCTGTTTAACGTAATGACAACAGACGAGACAGACATCGAGATACGTTGTTACTGCGAGAACCTCAATCTCGAGTTGCTCAATGAGTATGCAGGACCTTATAAAGCGGCAACTCAGATGTCTTTTGTCGATTATTGTAATTTGTTTGGCATCCTTAAAAACGGTGCTATTACCATTGGCACTAATGAGACAACCGACCAAAAACGCACAATCGAATGGACTGGTCAAGATACCAATCTTAAACGCTTGTTATCTATCGCCAATAATTTTGATGCGGAAATAGAATTTGTAACGCATCTTAAAAACGATTCTAGTCTTAAATCGTTTGTCATGAATGTCTACAAGAAGAACGACGCTACTAATCAGGGCGTTGGTCGTAGACGAGATGATATTATTTTGCAATATGGCAAAAATATCGAGAGTGTCAGACGTAAGATTAATAAAACAGGCATTTACAATGCTATAAGACCAAGCGGTAAAATAACAACGACTACAACCACAACGACTGCTAAACAAGGCTCTGTGCAAACAGGGTCTGTTTTGTGGTCTGGCGGTAACTTGACTTATGCAGGTCATGTAATGCAATCATCTGTTGTTAACACTATTTTAAGCCTATGTAGCAAATACAAACTTTTACCATCTGGTGTTTTTAGCCAGCTATACCTTGAATCGTTTTGGGGAGATACCCCAGTCGGAAGAGCCGATAATAACTGGGGTGGTATCACTTGGACTGGCGCAACAACTAGGCCAAGCGGAATAAATGTCTCCCAAGGGCAGTCTCGTGCTGAAGGTGGTTATTATAACCATTACGCCAGTGTTGATGACTACTTGAAAGATTACGCTTACCTCTTGGCCGAGCAAGGCATTTATGCCGTAAAAGGTAAGCTAACCATTGATGAGTACACAAGAGGTCTGTTTAGGGTCGGTGGCGCAACATATGATTATGCTGCAGCTGGATATGATCATTATGCACCTTTGATGCGAGACATCAGAGCAGGTATTAACCGTAATAATAACGGCGCTATGGATAACGTCGATAACCAATTTAAAAATGGTGGCTCGACTAGTCAAAACACTACTCAGATAGCTGCTAAAACAAAAGCGGTACTTGCGGAAGCAAATGGACTGAAAGGTCAACGAGTAGGCTCTGGTCAGTGCTATGCGTTAGCTGCTTGGTACGCCATGAAATTAGATGGTCCAGGTCTGAACGGTGGTGTAACTAGTTTTAGAGGGCTTATTGGTGCTGGTGCTGCCGCTGCTCAGATTGGTACGGATTACAACTGGGGTCAGTTTGGCTGGAAAGTTGTACAACCGAATAAAGTCGCAGACTTAATCACAGGCTCGATTGTTAACATCAGAGCAAACGCTGGCAGTCCTGTTTTTACAGGCGCTTGGGGGCATACTGTTGTTGTTAAATCTCTATCTGGAGATACACTCACAGTATTAGAGCAAAATTATAACAACGTGCAAACAGTCCAAGAGCATACATATAGCGCTAGCGCTTATTTATCAGTTGTACAGACAGTCTGTTACCCGCCAGAAATCGTTAAAGGGAGACGTGTCGAAGGCACTGCACAAGCAGAACAGCCACAACCAGAAACAACCACGACATCTGAAGAAAAAGAGGTTTTAATTAACCCATCGCTTTACCGTGAGTGGAAAAACGAATCAGGACAAGTCGAATTTTACGTTAAAAACAGCATGCTCTATGCACCTTTGTCTAAATCGCTTTATCCATCAGCGTTTACAGGAATTGAAACTGACGATAATTGGATACGAAAAGACTTAGATGTTGATACAGAAAGTGAAGAAAAGCTTATCTCTGTTGCTCTCGCAGATCTGAGAAAACATTGTTATCCAGCGGTGACCTATGAAGTATCTGGTTTTATTGGTGATTTAGATATTGGTGACACTATCAAAATCAATGATCCAGAATACACGCCAAGCCTAATTTTAGAAGCAAGGGTTAGCGAGCAACACATCTCGTTTACAGAGCCTAATCAAAATAAGACCGTCTTTGATAATTACAGAGCTTTAGAGAGCAAAGTCTCACAAGGTTTAATTGACCGCATGAACGAACTAGCAGAAGCTGCTAAACCTTACGACTTGCGGTTAATGACAGATAACGGAAATGTGTTTTTAAACGGCGAAGGTCGTACGATTTTAACCGCTGAACTTTGGAAAGGTAACAAAAAGTTTGATGCAAGCTATCAATTTAAACGTGATGGTCAATTAGTCGGCGCTGGATTGCAGTTGGCAGTTGACGCTAAGGATGTACCAGCTGATAAACCTCTAATCATTACTGTTGAGGCTTATTTAAATAATGAGCTGATTGCAAGTAAACAGATTACGTTTACTAACTCGCTTGGAGAACAAGGACCAGCTGGACGTGGGATTGTCTCTACAGAGGACTATTACTTAGCGTCACCAAATCGTACAGGTGTCACATCTGCAACATCTGGTTGGACTAAGACGCCTCAGGAAATTACTGAGACTAATAAATATCATTGGTATTATCACGTTGATGTTTATTCAGATGGCACTCGAAAAGAGACTACACCGGCTATTATTGGTGTTTACGGCGATAAAGGTTCAGATGGCAAGCAAGGGAAACGTGGGGAGATAGGACCATCAGGACCTCCTGGCGCTTTAGATGAAAAGCAACTACAAGACATCAATAATAAAATTGATGGCAAAGCAGACCAGAATTTGACCATCGAGCAAATCAATAAATTAGCCGAGTTACAATCTATTGCCAATGCTGAGTTACAAGCAAAGGCTAGCATCGACGCTTTAGCTAGCTTACAAAAGCAAGTACAGTCTGCAATAGCGGCAATGAATGCTAGCCAAAAGTTATCAGAGCAAGACCTTATTACAGCTAGTCAACGGGCTATCAAAGCAACCAACGACATCTTAGACTTAAAAGAGCAATGGAATTTTATTGACAATTATATGTCAGCGTCTGAAGAGGGACTTATTATCGGCTCTAAAGACGGTACAAGTTCCGTGCGTGTTGCCAAAGACCGTATTGCCTTTTACTCAGCTGGCGCAGAAGTCGCTTCGATTACTGGTGGTATGCTCAAAATTGATAATGGTATGTTTGTGGCTACTTTGCAAGTTGGACATTTTCGCGAGGAGATGTACAAAGTTGATGGGGTAGATAAACACATAAATGTTACAAGATATTACGAAACGATTGTGGGGTGATTAATTGGCAGAGTTTTGGTCAAACAATGATAGAGGTTACCGCATCAAACTTACGATTGATCAAGTATCCCAAAATACATTAGCAAACAGTAGCCAAGTGAGAGTTAAACTTGATTTGCTAAATACAACAACAACTTTTACTCAATATAGTTGTTCTGCATATGTTGACTTAAACGGTCAGCGGATAGACTGGTCAGACTCACCATCAGTACTTAGATATAACTCAACAATTTCTCTGATCGATAGAACAATAACAGTTAATCATAATGCTGATGGTACTAAATCATTTGGATTTATCGCTAGCTTTAGCGGCTCTGGTGGATGGTCTCCAGGTACTTTGACTGTTGGTAGTGGTACTTTTACACTTACTACCATCCCACGCTCAAGCTCCGTTGTTGTTTCTTCTGGTACTATTGGCAGTGCCATCACTATCAACATCAATAGACAAAGCTCTAGTTTTAAGCACAACTTGAGATACCAGTGGGGTAATAAAACAGGTACTATTGCAAGCGATGTGGATACTTCCGCCGTTTGGACTATCCCTCTTGATTTTGCTAGTGACATCCCAAACTCAACAAGTGGTAGCGGCACTATCTATGTAGATACCTACAATGACTCAACGCTAACTGGTACTCAACAAGTGCCATTTACCGTAACTGTACCAGACAGTATGAAGCCAACATTATCAAGTATTAGCTTGAGTGATGCTCATACCGTTGCAGGCAACGTAGTATCAAGTGCGGATTATTTTATCCAAGTATACTCTGACATTAGAGTCAATTTTGAATCGGTAAGTGGCTCTTATGGTTCGACAATCAAAGGCTATTATGCTGAGATTGTCGGTAAAGGTCAGTCTACTGAGCAAAATGGCGGAACACTGGGGAATATGCTGTATGACGGACTGATTACCATCAGAGCAAAGGTTATTGACAGTCGAGGTCGTGAATCGCAACCCGTGGATAAAACAGTCACGGTGCTCAAGTACTTTCCGCCAGCTTTGTCGTTTGATGTCGCAAGGTCTGGTTATGGTTCTGACACGCTAACAGTTACAAGACGAGCGTCTATCGCTCCGTTAAGTGTTTTCGGAACACAAAAAAATACCATGACGCTTAGTTTTAGTGTTGCAGAATTAGGTTCTAGTTATTTTTCTGCTAATAACGGCTCTGCAAGTGGGGCATGGGCAAATGTTTCTAGTTTGGTAAACTCGTCTGCCAATCTTTATGGTGCTTTCTCGCCGACAAAGTCTTATAACGTCAAAGGTATCTTGTCTGACAAATTTAGTCGCACAGAGTTTACGTTTGACGTCGGAACAGAATCAGTTGTGATGTCAATCGCTAAAAATGGCATCGGATTCCAAAAAATTTGGGAAAAGGGTGCTATTGACGCTAAAGGAGATGCTTATATTAGCGGTAAGTTATTTGTCAATAATACAGAGGTTAAACCGTCGTTTGACAAGACAGAGATTTTAAACATGGTTTATCCTGTCGGAGCTATTTACATGAGCACATCATCAGCCAATCCATCAACATTTATCGGTGGCACTTGGCAAAGATATGCACAAGGTAGGACTATTGTCGGGGTCTCCGAAAACGAGACGGAATTTAATTACGTTGGTAAAACTGGTGGAGCCAAGACTCATACATTAACCAACGAAGAGATGCCAAGTCACAGTCACGGGGATAAGACTATTAGCTCGGGTGGTAGACCCATCTCATCAAATGCTGGATGGGACAATACAAATGTTGGTTTATATAAATCAACAGATTACAATCAAATAAACGCTTTTAACAAGTCTTCTGGAGGTGATCAACCACATAACAACTTACAACCATACATCACAACGTACATTTGGCTGAGAACAGCTTAGAGGAGAATTTATGTTAGTTATCACATCAAATTACCCAGAACAAATGCCTGATGGTTCCGTATCTGGTGCGAAGGTGATGCTTGACGGGATTGATGATCACGCTGGTTGGCATATCCCGTTGACATTACCCAAAGAATATTTAGACAAACCTCAAAGCGAGGTTATGACACTTTGCGAAAAGATGATTTATCAACAATTAAAACCACAAAAAGCATTAAACGAAAAGTTTGCTAAACTCGATGCAACCATTGAAAAGGGTGAAAATATGCTTAAATTTGCGACTGGAATTTTAAATCAAATTATCGCAGCAAAAGAAGAGGAAACAACAGATGATGAAACTGTTGAAAAAATGGATTAAAAGGAGATATATCATGATGATTAATTATTTCGCAATGCAAATTGAGTTTGGTTGGATTACTTTGGAAGATGTACCTAAAAAATATCGTGACAAAGTAAAACAGCTTGTTGAATCAGGGAATATCGGAACAGAATAACGAGAGGCTTTATATGACGATAGATGTTACACTATTTGCGCAATGGTGTGTAGCGCTTACTGCAATAATAGTATTTTTAAAATGGGTGTCTGCACCTGTCAAACACGTTTTAGACAATAATAAAAAGGCTATGGAAGCCTTGGAAAGTGCTATCGTCAAAATATCTGACGACTTAAAAGACAACAATTTTAAATGGACAGAATCCAAAAACCATCGTGACAGACTACAAAAGGTCCAAGATCAGCACGAAATCAGAATCGGAATCGTAGAAGATAGACTTATTAGTCATGACGAGCAGCTAAAAACGCTCTGGAAAGTAAAAGAGGAAAAAAATAATGGAAGAATTAATACAAGTTATCACTGGCTCAGCTCTATCAATTTTGACAATCTTTGCAGGTATTGTAGTCAAGTTAATCAAAGATTATTTGCTTAAAAAAGGCGGAGAAAAAGCGGTCAAAATCGCCGAAATTGTGGCTCGCAATGCCGTGGAAGCAGTTGAGCAGATTGCTTATGACAAAGACATCAAAGGTATTGAAAAACTGACAGAAGCTAAAATTGCGGTTCGTGACGAACTGTCTAAACACAATGTCTATTTGTCAGACAAACAAATGGAAGTCTTTATTGAAGCGGCTGTTAAACGTATGAACGACAGTTGGAAAGGTCAATAATATGGCAACAGTTAGCGAAGTAATTAGCTATTGGCGTGGATTAGCTGATACAAATCAAGGTTATGATGCCGACCTTGCGTGGGGCTGGCAATGTGCTGATGTGACTAATGGGACAACTACTAACTTTTTTGGAGTGACGCTTTGGGGGAATGCGATTGACTTGCTAGACAGTGCAAAGGCGCAAGGGTTAGAGGTTATCTATGACGCCCCTGGAATAAATCCCAAAGCTGGTGATTTGTTTGTTATGTACACTTATGCTCATCCTTATGGTCATACAGGAATTGTGATTGCTGATAGTGATGGTTATACTATCCAAACAATTGAGCAAAATGTAGATGGATACTCAGATAATAATGGAGATGGCATTAATGACCAGTTCCAAGTTGGCGGACCAGCACGATATGTCACTCGTGCCTTTTCAGACGGTGACGGTTATATTGTCGGTTGGATTAGACCGCCTTATAGCGATACCTCATCTGAAAAGCAATCACAATCACAAGCGCCATCAGGATTCCGGAAATTAAAAGACGAGGTCGGAACATTTGAGGTTATGGTCCCAGCGCTAAACGTTCGCCGTGAACCAAGCTTAAATGGCGAGATTGTAGCTTGTTACCAATACGGCATGACAGGAACTTATGATTCTGTCTATGTTGGCGATGGGTATATTTGGGTGTCTTATGTCGGTGCATCTGGCATGAGAAATTATATGGCTGTTGGAGACGCTGATGGCGATTACAATGTCAATCCATATTGTAAATTTTATTAAAAGGGGGTTATATGGGATATAACTCAACCAACCTTAAACAGGTTGACGGTGGCGATGTTATCAAACAAGGTGATACATCGTCACTTTTTAGTTTTAATTTATTGGACGAAAACAACAACGTTATTGATTTAAACGGCAAACAAGCGACGATTTACTTTACACGTAATCGCAAAACCTATCTAACCAAAACAACTGATGTTATTGACAACAAAGTTGATTTTACGATTAATAAGATTTTGGAGATTGGGACATACTATATCGAAGTGCACTGCGATGGCTATGTCTTTCCGTCTGACGACAGCGTAACGCTTGATGTTAGACGTTCTGGGCAAAAATATGTCGTTAGCACTGATTTAATCACAGACACAACTATCCAAAAACTATCAGCTGATATTGAGTATTTAAAATCAAAAGTGACTCAAAATCAGCATCTATTTGAGCAAGTGTCACCACAAACAGAATGGACCATTACACATAATTTGATTAAGTATCCATCTGTGACAATTGTTGATAGTGCAGGTAATGAGGTTTTTGGAAGTGTCGAGTACATTAGCACAACAAAAATCATCGTTAGATTCTCAGCGCCATTTGCTGGCAAAGCCATTTTAAATTAAAGGAGATTACATGAGTACATTTTTAACAAATATCAACCTTAATAAAAACGAGTTGCAAAATGCAGTCGTACAAAATTTAGCTAAAGAACCGCATGAACCAAAATCAGGACAATTTTATTTTGACAGTGCTGCTAATAATCTAAAAATCTATAATGGGACATCTTGGGTTGTTTTAGACAAGGAAACAGCAGAAAGCATTGTTGACCTTATTAATTCTGGTAAATCCAAAATCGATAAATCAAAAGTCGATGGACTTGAAGAAGCAATTAATCAAGCGTCTATGACTGGTCAAGCTATCGCGACCGCTTTAAACGAAGATACTGGTGGCGTTACTGTAAACCAAAATAAAATTACAGGGCTTACAGATAAACTAGCTGAAATTGCGACTAACAAAGCGTCAGCGACTCGGGAGTCACAAGATGCTTTGCAAGAAGCCAAGGTGTATGCTGACCAAAAAGTAGCCGGACTTGTTGATAGTGCATCAGAAGATTACAACACGTTTAAAGAGCTAGAAACTTTTATTAAACAAAACGCGAAAGGTCTCGCAGCAATCTCAAATGTAGCCAAAAAATTTAGTAAAACGTTTGGCGATGCACGAGCTAAAGAATTTACAATCACACACAACCTAAAAACTCGTGATGTTAACGTCACTATCCGAGAGACTAACTTCCCTTATGCAATCGTCTACGCAGATATTAAAGTCACAGACGAAAATAGCATCTTAATCGCAACAGGTGCAGAAGTATTAACGCAAAATCAGTATACTGTGACAATTACTGGATAGGAGGCCGCTATGAGATATATTGGCGAATCACAACTCTCAAAAGACCTTGTAACAAAAGATTATGTAGATAACAAAGTGACTAATCTCGCGAGTAAGGATGATATTGTTAATTTAGGTAAAATTAAGGACTCGCAAACAGGTGCGTTTTTGGAAGTCAAAATAGTCCCAAACGGTCAAGTCCCTTATGACACCACTGGCATGATTGTGTTTGAACGCTCTGGAGGTAAGTAATGTCAGTACAAGAGATACCAGATAAAATTTTTTATCGATTAATAGAGCAAACAGTAGAGGCAAAGCTGGTTTGGGATAAGGACACACAAATAGGTAGCTATTATATATCTATACACGATAAGTATAGTTTTGAATCTGGTAGAGATGTTAACATCTATAAAATCTTATCTAGCACACAGGCTGATGTGTATAAAGCTAATAAGTATAATTATCAATCATCATCAAAACCAGATACTAGCGTACCACAGCCGAAGCCACCAGAGCAACCTCCGCTCAAAAACAAGTCTTTGTATCAATCAATCACGATTGATGGACTGCCAATAGCTCGCGTTATTTGTAATAATCAGGTCATTTGGTCTCAATCAGCAGAGCCTCAGGAAGTTTACAACATTACAGCGTACGTAGATGCTAGCGTATCTAAACTAAATGACTCTGCCATTATTGATTACAATCGAGATTTTGCGGCTTACGGCGTAAATTGGAGTCGAGTTGATAGAGTCGCCGTTGAAGTCGACGATAAAATAGTTGCTAAGCTACAAGCTCCTGTCTATGATTTTGGTGTTAGAGGTGGCACGACGATGTCTGTCGAAAAATGGGATTACCCATCAAATACAATAGACAAATACAAAAATCCAACATTTAAAATTTTGCAGCATTAGGAGGTAAAGCTCCTTTAGATAAGACAAAACCGCTCATCAAATGAGCGGTTTTTACATTAATAAAAGAATTGCAATAAAATTTCTAAATCCAGTAGTAGGTAAGGTTGCCAAAAGCAAAAAGTTACTTGGTTGTTAGGTAGACTTCAATTTGGCTTGTGTTTGAGTCAAGCGTTTCATTATCTTTATATATCATAAGATATTTAGATTGAGTAAATTCTGGTTCAGGGAAAAAATCAAACCAAAAACTTTCTTTATTCTTAGGTATGAACTTTATATATCCAGTTTCATATTTAGAAGGTCCATTAGTATATAGTTGCTTATTATCTGTAAGATATTTTCTAACTTTATAGTCTAATTCTTGAGCAGTTACCATTTTTTTATTTGTTTCAATATCAAATGATAGGCTTTGGATACCATCGATTGATACTTTAACGACTATCTTTTTAGGAATTTCTAAATGATTCCCTTCATGATTTGTTACCCCTCCGTAGATACATGCACTCCTTTCTGCATTTTCACATAAATAACAGAGATGGTAATATTCTACACCATAAATATCAATGTTTTTATCCTTAAATAAAGTTGCCATCTCTTGGTTCTTAAGTTCAGTTTTTAATTTATCATAATTTGGCCCTGAAACATTATATATTAAATCGTGAGATAAAAGTTGATCAACAGATTTCACATTCTCGTGAGTAACAGGGTCACCCTCATAAAGAAAATATATATTTTGAAGGTTTTTAACTAAACTAGATCTGTGAAGTTGGCTTGGATCGGGGTCTTGTTGAGCAAATACCTCTTGCGAGATTGTTAGTCCAAGAAATGTCACTAAAACAAAAAATACCATTTTCTTCAATACTTTTTTATTGTTTTCCATTAATATTCCTCCATTTTATATCTGGGTTCTCCTCTAGATTTAAAAAGGTTATTACAATTCACCAATATTACTAACAATGAAAAAATAGCTAACTATAAATAGAATAAAATTGTATATTTTAAAAAAACATTAACTTATATTAATAATTTTATTATAAAATAACAAAAAAACAATAGTTATTTTTATCTTTTTACGAATAGATAGGTAGGAGGATGAAATATGTTATATATAGATGAGTTTAAAGAAGCGATTGATAAGGGGTATATTTTAGGTGACACAGTAGCGATAGTGCGTAAAAACGGAAAGATATTTGATTATGTGTTACCACACGAAAAAGTGAGAGATGATGAAGTTGTGACGGTAGAGAGAGTGGAAGAAGTGATGGTGGAATTAGACAAATAA